TGCCTGCATCTGGCCTAGGCGACGCAGAATTTCGTCCTCACCGAACTGGTAGCGGTTCATTGCGTCCTGAAGTTGAAGCTGAGATTGTGCCTCTCTCGCGGCACCGACCCCCTGAAGAGCGGAGAAATCACGGTAGTCTTCAAGCGCAGTGGTCGGGGCCTGCCGAACTCCTGCCATCTGGCGCTGTCTTTCATTTTCATAATTCTGGAAGGCGTAGGGGGCTATAGCGTCCGCGAAAGTACGCGCGTAAAGCTCGTCGGAGGCCCCTGAGCCCATTCTGTTGGCCGCTGCCATACGGGAGTCCACCGCAGGGCGAACTTGGCGCTCTATGGCCGTTCCTACGTTCCCTAGCCAGGGATTTCCGGGGTCCAGATAATCCCCTCGCAGAGTGCCTGTTAACTGCTGGGCAGCGGCCTGATTGACCGGAGAACCGGCAAGCGCTCTCTGCGTGGTTAGATCAAGAGCAGCAAGAGACTCAGGAGAATAATCAACAAAGGTCTGTCCCGGGAAATACTGCGGTTGTGGAGTTGTAGACCCAAATTGACTGAATGCCAAGTTCTGTTCAGCCTGCGGCCTTTGCCTCAGATAATCGAGCGCGCCGCCGAACTGTCCAGTTGCAACTTGAGCGGCAACGTCAGGATTGGCCTGCAAATACGCCGGCTGGTCGATAGTGGGACCACCCGTCGCAAGGGAGCCTGCTTGTGAATACAGGTTTCTGAGATAACCCTCTTGTCCAGACCACGGCTCCACATTGGTATTCTGTATCGTGGTGGTCGTGCCAGACGGTGAATCGTCGCTCATAGGTCTTTCCTTAATAGAATGACTGAGTCATCCCAATCCTTGAGAATCCTTGCCCATCCCTTGCGGCCAAAGAGTTCAATGAAATTGCAATCGTTTTTCTTTCCCCACTCCTCTATGTCGGGGAGGAAAGACAGGTACTCCTTCAGATTTCCCCCTCCGATATACTGAATCAGAAGAGAGCGATTCCGCTTGTATTGGACAATCTTGGTGGTCAGGGCCAGTTCTACCTTTTCATCAAAGGCACAGGCCCATAGCTGCGCTTCTCCCGCTACTAGAGCCTCATAGAGGTCTCTGTCCGTAGCGGTCCCGTGCCCTCTTTCTATAGCGGGCTGGAGCAGCGGAATAACGTGCGTCCAGACCATGTGAACGTTCTCTCTGGGAACGAGGTGGAGAGACCTATCCATGATACGCTCGCTTTATTGTGCGTTGTGTTTCTATCAAGCGGCTAACGGCCTACCCGAACAAGACGTAAACAAAGGTTCTATCGCTCTGGGAGTTGTTGGCGTGGTTAATCACTATCGTGCCGTTTGCCGCGTTGGCGTAAGTCTGATAGATCGTTCCCGCACCTATCTCCGCAGAAGCGTTCGCCGTGGTCGGGACTAAGACGGCTATCGTATCAGCACCGATCTGGCTGGCCGTAATGTTCGTGGTCGTGGCGGACGCCGTGAGGGTTATGGTTCCAACGGTATTGATCTTGCCATCCAGGATGTTCTGAAGCCCGCTAGCCAGTTCCCTGCGGTGTTCAGCCTCGTTAGGATGGGTTGTCTTGACGCTGGTTTTGGTGAAGGCCATTATTGCCTCCGCCGGATATTTTCCCCAATCGCCCTAGACCTAGCCTCGGCGTATTTATCCGCTTCACCGAGAGTGTCGAACACCCCCACCGGATTATTCGCTCCAGCCTCAAATAATTTTAGCGCTTCGTTCGGTTGGAGAATTTGGCCGTTAACCACAGTAGGAATTAACACCCACTTATCACCCATTTGATATGTCGCCGTTAACTCCGTGTGATAGCCTCTATCGTCTGTAACAATGGGCCTCGTTAAATCAATCGGGGGCTGATCTGGATATTCTGGAACGAAGGCGAAATTGTTGGGTGTCTGTCCCCGGCCCCACGGAGCCAAAAGACCGCTTGGCTTGACCTGATTCTGCCCAATATCAAGAAGCCCTCGACCACGAGGAGGTTGGCCGCGTGGGTTGTATTGCCCTCTCGCGTTCCACTCCTTCCAGAGCGTCGGGTGGCTCCGCCCCTTCAACAAGACGCCTTCGCGATCAACTGACGGCCAATGATATGTCCCGTCTTGCGCCATCTCGGGCTGGACCCCCGACTTCCATGCCTGGCGGTAGTCATAATCAGGTGTATTCAGATTGGGGCGCTCGCCGTACAATTCCGTGTATTGCTCAAACCACGGAGACGCTTGAATGCTTCTTTGAAACACCTCTTCCTGTCTAGGGTTGAGGCCAGTATTTCCCGCCATTGAGGGATATCCGTAGGGCCTCATTGCCAGCCCTGCGGGGAGCCCTCCATCTCAACGCCGATAGCCTCGTCAAACCCACCCGTGATCTTGACTCCGACCTTGTGATAGCGGTCGTGGTTCCTTATGGGAACTTCACCGTTCGAGTTAATCGCGACGTAGGAGCCAAAGGACACAGCCTCGTTCTGGATGGTTCTCGATCCCACCCTTGCCGTGATAGTGGCCGAAGTCCCGTTGACTAGAGGGCGAACGGAGTTGGTCTTGAAGAACTGACCCGGCGCGTTCTCCCGCTCCCCCGTCTCAAAGACTGCGTCCAGGGCTGTTGCGGTGAAATGGGCCATCACATGAGATCTGTTGAAGGCCGAGAATTGCGGGTTTCCTCCGGTCCATACTCGCGAATCAAGCGAGAAGACCAGAGCGTCGACGGACGAGGAAACATTGTCCAGAGTGTCTAGCGTGTAGCCCTCGGTGAGGGTGGAGAACAGATGCTCCGTATCCAGATCGACCGTTGACCACTTCTGCGTTGGCCAGTTGTAGATAAGCATCTTGTCAGGGTCGCCGTTACCGGCGGAATCGGTGGTTGTGTAGGCCCACACGATATTTCTGTTTCTTAAATCCAACGCCCCCTGAATACGCGCCTTGTACGTTTCGTCCAATTCATTGAAGAAGAACAGGTCAACCTTATTCGCCCCAATGGGGGTGCTTTGAACGCCGTCAAAGACGTAGAACCCGTCCTCTGCAAGATAGAAGACAAATCGTCCGTACCGAACAACGGAGTTCTTGGCCCACGCCCCCCGGTTTCTCTCTACCTCGTCAAAACGCCATACCGTAGGGGTGCCTTCGTATTGCATTCTCCAGATGGCTTTTTCCTGAAAAATAACCCCGTACTCACCGCCGACGATCTTCTGAATCCACCCTCCAGGTCCATCTAAGTCCTGATAATCCGCTTGGCTTGCCGCGTCCTGATCCCAGTCGGCATCGTCGTCAATGTTTGGCCATCTCACCCTGTTGGGATACAGCGTACCCCCCTCGTCGACGTTTCCTATGACCGGGAATTGCCGTACAGTCGCGATGTGTCTTGCCTTGGGCGTTAAGGTCGATGTCGCTAGATCAGAAAAGGCTGTCCCGCCCATCGTGATTTTCTGCATTGCATCGGCAATGTTCACCGCGATGATGGTATCGCCCTGCCCTCTCGCAAACTCCCAACTATCGTCAGCCGGACAGGCATATCCCCCTGCTTTGGAGGAATCGGTCCACGTCGTGGCGTCAAGCCTGTAGAGCTTTGTCGCATCCCCCGCGTAGTAATTAGTCGTGCCGTCCTTGGCCAGGGCGGAGACGGCACCCTGGCAAAAGCCACTCAGCGCGCTACTAACCGTGGTCAGACCGGGGAACTCCTTGTAGCCGTTCTGATGTGGCATACAATTTTCTGCCTTGGTCAGGCCGGGATTGCCAAAATCAGGGAGATCAGGGAGGAAATCCTTGAACTGAATTCTCGACTTTGATTGAGGCCGTCGATTGACCCCTTGGGATATGCGCGCGAGTCTCTGCGTCAGCTTCAAGTTCCGGCCCTCGATCTACGGGACATCACAAGCCCCTGAATGTCGGATTTCATGGTCAAGGGAGCGGGGCCGTGGCGATCCTTGGCGTCTGCCTTCTGAAGTCTGTCCACAAGGTCTTCGTAGAGATTGGCCCACAAGGATATTCTCGGGTCGTCTCCCAAAAATGGCGCAGCATGGAGAAGAGAGGCGTAGAGGTAGGCAAACGGTGCCCTTGTCAGCAGGGCATTGTTGTCCGTGTCTGAGGAAAAGGCGGCAAGGGATTTGTAGTAGTTGACCGGGACCGAATAAGCGGAGTCAGGCACGGGACCGAACAGGATATTGTCGCCCTCAATGGTAATGACGGAGGGCCGACCCGTGGTGGTGGCCCGGAACTTCGTCCAGTAATCCGGTGCAGACATAAATTCCAGGGAGCCGCCTGAATCACCCGAGATATAGATGCTTCTCAACTGCTCAAAGCGCGTAGGCAGGGCCACGGTGCGGGTTGAGGCCGTTGTCGTGAGAGTCGAAGAAGTCTCCATGAGGCGAATACGAAGGTCGAGGCGCAGCATCGTTTCCCCGCCCGCAATGAACTCAGGCACACGCGAAGACAGGTCTGTACGCGCCAGCCAGTTATCTACGGCGGTCTTGAGCTGTCCGTATGTGCTAATTGCCATCAAACATATCCGTATCGTTCAGGGTAAGTCGGGTGCATGTCACCCAAAGGGATGCCCTCGCCTTGGTGTTTCAGGAGTTCGGTCGGACCCTCGGGGATGTAAATGTCGATCCCCCGGCCCATTGCGTATCCGATGATCCAGTTCAGGTTCGGGAGTTGGTAGGTGTAATCTGCTGCGTTGGTTTTCGGGCAGTCGATACCCCAGAGCCCAATTCTGTCCACGTCTTCGTGAATCGCGAGAGCAATGGCGTATGTGGGCGACGAGTTGTACCAATCCTTCTGATACTGGACCCAATTGCGGCGCGGGAAGTTGTGGAATACCGTCTGCAAGAGGTCTTCAATGGGGAACTCCACAGAGGTCGGTATATCTTCCCATTTCCTCTGCATGTAGATGGGCACCCACGCTTCCTGGAGCTTTTCCCAGTAGTCTCCGTCTCTCTTCGCTTCGGGCTTCTCCAGTAATGTTCTGTCGTGCATCTCGAACATTCGGTCGTAATGCACCCAATACCCTCTGTCCCACGGCAGACCCCACGCCTCCCATTCGGGGTCTTCAAAGGGTGCCTGATCGTGGGTTGAAAGGGATTGCCCGACGACTGCGACCTGCCTCATATCTTGTCAGCGGTCCTGAAATGCCTATTGTCGGAAGAGCGCAGACGCTTGAGAAAAAAGGCGTTCTGTTCCTTCTTTGGCCACTGCCAGAATTCCACCCCTAGCCCCGCTTCGATCCTCCACTTCTCAGCGACCTGTAACGGGATTGAGCCGACTCTCTTCAGCTCTCTTGAGGGGGAGTAACCGTCGTTGAGGTTCTGTAGCCGCTTATTATTCTCGACGATAGCTTCCACGTCCTGCTCGTGGTGGTGGGCCATCGTGTCCGTCTCTTCGTCGTAATATACTGTTGTCCTGACCGCGCCCCATGCGTCGTAGAGAGGTTGCCCTATCCGCTTCAATGAATGACCTCCGACATCGAGTGGAGACCCGTTCTCACCATGACCATCGCTTCGGCCTGGGAATGGCCGCAGTGGGTCGCCTCCTCCGCTGATGAGAAACCCGTGTATTCCATGACCAGCTTGTATTCCCCCTCAATCTCGTAGATCGACATATTCAGAGTGATGGGATCAAACAGCTCAAAATCGTCCATGAAATTACCGGGACAATTCCTCGATATAGAGACGCCCCGTCCCCTCGTCTGTGCTAACGCCGATGATGGCATTGCCGGGAACCTTGAATATCTGCGGGTCGCTGTTGGGCATGTAGATGGACAGCGCGCCTGAATACGGCGTTCCTGAAAACGCAACGAACCCGGTGTGGCCCTCAAGGGTCAGGCGGATGAAGTTCGTGAACGCGCCTAGAATGTTACTGTTCGCCTCCGTCGTGGCTGCCGTAACCTCCGTGACGGCAGTGACCGTCCACGGGTTCGCCATTGCGGGCACGGAAAGAAATCCGATCAGCGCAACAGCGGCAAGAAACTTCTTCATTCGACTGTCTCCATTTTTAGTGCGATAGCCATTTCCATGAGCGGGGCTAATGCCGCTGGACTCGCGTGGTCAAGAGCAAGTCCCGTCCTGATAGCGTTTCTTATGTTTTGTTCGTCGCCCTGTATCGCAGACCAGATCGCGTCGGAAATCCATGTTCCGGGCTGTAATCGGGCGTTTGATTTCAGTTCCGCAAGGATGGCGTTAATTCGATCTTCGTTGCCCTCCCATTTCTCGTAGGTGAAATGATGCTCAAGAATGGCGAGAAGCAGGGCCGAATTGTGGGGCACCGCCGAGAGGGCGATGTTGAATATCTTTTCTGCCGCTGCGTCATCGACACTGACAATGTCGGGACCAAGGGACTCCAGACCGATCAGGGAAAGCGCCAGTTGACGCCGGAACATCGGATCTATGGGGTACCTCTTGTAGGCGTCCCAATTCTTCTGAAGCGCGAGAGGCCGGTTGTGTTCTATAACCAGGCGAACGTAACCGAAGTCCTTGTGGGCCGTAGACCACAGGACTGTCCCTGTTATCAGGGCTAATGAAAGGGATATGGCCGGGAGCGCCAAGGAAAAGCGGGGAAGGTTGACACTTCTCCTAGTCGCGTCTCGTGACCATATCCCTAGAGCCGCAGCGATCAGAAACCCCGTGGCAGGATTCTGAAGGGGGAACGACATCATTGAGATGGTCCCGCCTATAGCCACGGCCCACACGGACGCCTTTCCCAACTTCGTTGTTGGCTGCACAACAACAAGGCTGAGAAACATGGCGACCGCGATTGTCAGGCCGATAATTCCGTACTCAGATAGAATCTGTAACGCTTCGTTATGCGCCTGTCCGGCGTAGACAGTGGTGGGCCGCATGATCGTGTCCAGCCACGGGAACACGGCCATGTGGGCTTCCTGTACCCTTGAATAATTGTAGTCGAAACTCCCCGCACCATGCCCCCACACGGGAGACTCGGCCCAGAGGAAAATCGTGTTTGTAAATATCTCCAGCCGAGAAGTCAGGGACGACATGGCGTCCGCGCCGACCATTTCGGGAGCGAACAACACGATATTTGCGCCCAGGGCCACCAAGAACGCGGCGAGAAAATACTTCTTCCGGTACAGCAGAAACATCGTCACGATGGAACTCAGTACGGGAACCCATGTGAAGGACGGGTTAAACCAGATCGAGTAGACCCACGCTGCGAGGGCAATAGCCGCTCCGGTAAAGCCCCACACCCTTGCCCTGTGTTCCACGGAGAAGCAGACTGCGAACGGACAGGCTATCAATAGCCACTCGACAATCCAGTTCTGGTTTCCGAAGCCCCCTCCAATCAGGGGTCTCAGAAAGCCCAGGATAATCGCCCCCACCATGCAGGCCATGACGGTGGGGATAAGCCAGTCCATCTTTATGCGAGAAAAGAGGAAGTAGGCGCTACCCAACAGAAGAAGGTTTTGAAAGGCGAGGAGCCCACTTCCCAAGTCTGACGTCCATAACAGGGAAAGTGCCACCCACGCCACGAATGAGAGCGCGCACACGTCCGTTATGGAAAATTCTATCCTTCTTGCTCTGCTCAATAAAATCGCCCCGAAGAAGGCAAACAGGGCAATTGCGACCCACCGCGCAGGATGCGGCGACATCCCGTCCAGGTGGAACAGGACGACGATCCCGAAAAGGATCGCCGCCCCAATTCCTGCGATCATCAGTTAATGATAATCGTAATGGTAGCCGGTGTTTGACCAACGCTAGCGCCGTCACTGTGAACAGCAACAACGCCACCACTCTCGATGAGTGTTACGGAGTCATCAGGACCGGAAATCGTGTCACTCTCGTTCGTGCCCGCGTCGGACAAACCAGCGAGGGTAACGGAAAATCCAGAAATCAGTTTGAATTGTCCGCTATTAGCCGCGCCGGAAGTCTGCCCGATATAGACCGTAAACGTCGAGTCCACCCCGGTTGCTCCAGCTTCGGGGCTGCCGCTCACCGCGTATATCTTGTCAACGTGACCGTCACGATGGACGGCGACATACTTGGTGATTGCCGTGCTGAAATCAGAAAACGCAATGGTGTAGACACCGCCGCCGATAGGCGTGGTCTCTCCATCACCGTTTTGCCACACCGTCGTACCATCGGCTCTCTGAACGATGTTCCAACCAGCGTCCGCAGTCGTGGCAAAGCCAACGAGCATAGCGAAAGCTAGAAAGAAACCCAGAAAACGCTTCATGGTTTGTCTCCTTTCAGAAGACTACGAGGTGGTAAGATCGGCAATGATGCCCGAACCCGCTTCATTACGAGACTCAAGCGAGAACTCCACAAGGAGTTGCTTGCGCTCTGAATCGCCGGTTTTCGACAAGTCCTGAAGCTGGAACGCGCGCAAATACGCGACGGCCCACAAGTCTTTCTGGAGAAGCCAGGCATCGCGTGACCGCTGGAAGCGGTTGGCAATGATCTGGAATTCACCAAAATCTGAATTGTAGACGTCGATAGCTGCGACAAGTTCCGCATCCTCGGCACCCTTGAAGCGAGTCGCATTACCCGTGAAGGTCGATGCGGCCTGCTTGTTGAAAGAGCCAAGCATCAGGCAGTCGGGATCACCGCCGCTGTCCCAACAGGACTGCACAACGGTTTTCAACAGTGCCTCGGTAAACGCCCGCTGCGTACCATCGGTACGGGCGGTGTTACCAAGAGAACCATCGGAACCTCCGGTCCCTACGCTTGAGTTGGTCGTAACCCATGCGGGCACGGCACCAAGAGCGCGGGCGGTGGTGGTGTCGCCGGTCGCTTCAGCGCCATTGCGCAAAAGGCCGGTTTCCATGTCCCGCTTCAGTTCGCGGGCGCGTTTGGACACCTGGTAAGCCATTTCAGACTTCCGACCGGCCTTGTTGACCGCTTCGGCAGTGCCTGTGATACGCGGCACCTTGTCCGAAATTTGGCAAGAGTTTGACAACCGAGTGGTTACGGTGGCCGCATCCGTGGTTGCCTCGTCACCCTCAACAACGGCGTTCTGAGCCGCTGTCGCCAGCGAATCGGTCTGCCATTCATGTAGGATGCCGGTGGCCTTCGTCCGGGCAACGCCCGAAAGGAAGGGAGTGTCTGTCGGAGAGATGTCATAGATGACGTCCGACAGATCCTCACGCCGACCAATCTGTATGCCGGTGTGAAGGGTACTTGTAGGAAGTGCCATTTGGCCGTCTCCATTGGATCAGGCCGGCTGAGTGGTTAGACGTAATCCTCCAACAGTTTCGTTAATGTTTCCGTGTTGACGGCACGATTGCCACTCTGACCTGATCTGCGAAGTTGCTTACGAAGGCGCTGGCGTTCCTCGCCGGCCATCTCGCCCTTTTCGGGAGAGGGGCCGGGCTTGAGCATCTTCTTCGCACCCTTGATCTTCTTTGCAAGCGCGGGCTTTTTCTTGACCAAAGCGTCGTACTTCATGGCCTTGTGGGCTTGCATGAAGGTGCGATGGTCGGTGAGCTGGTCCAGTTCGGACTGAGTGTAGCCCTCGTTGAGAAGATAGTTGGCGACTCGGCGTTTGATATCAGTAGCCTTTGTGTCATCGGCCATGTCGGGCAAAACGCGGATCAATGCCTGACGTTCGCCATCAACATGCTCGATGAGCCGCTGCTGATTTTCCGCCTGGAGTCTCTGGACCTCGACGTTGATGGCGTCGTTTGCCGCCTTCTTCGCCTCCGTCTTTCTGTCCCAGGCTGCCTTTTCGTACTGATACCGATTCAGGTCCGTGTTAAACAACTCGTCCCAATTCGGTTCCCGTTCGCCTTGTGATTCAAGGGATTGATAAAGATTCGCAAGCTGTTCGATTTTCGCTCGCGCCTCTGCGTCAGCCTGCTGATGCTTGGTCACCATATCGGCCTCAAAGGCCCGGCGCTCATCAGCAAGCGTTTGCGTTTTTTGTCGGTAATCGGATTCGCGGGAGTAACCCGATGTGAGTTCTGATAGCGTTACCTCATGCTCCACACCGTTGACTTTAACAGCGTAGCGATCAGATTCGCCTTCAGGCTCTTCGGGTGCCTGCTCTTCCTCACCGTCGGCCTCGACCTCAAGAGTTGATTCTTCAATCTCCTCTTCAGATTCCGGCTCTAGTTCGGTCTCCTCCGATTCCGCCGAGACCTCTTCGGTTTCCTCGACTTCCTCGGTTTCGGGCTGTTCGCTGGGAATGCTCCCGTCGTCTGCAAAAAGCCCTTCTATTCGCTCAATGGGGGTTGAGTCCGATCCCGGTGCAGGGTTGTCGGCCATCATGGTCCTCCGTTATACAACGTGGAAGCGTTTGCGCTTGGCATCCTCTTCGACGGTTGCAATCATTTTGACTGCTATCTCGCCCCGCTCGATGTGTGTCTTGAACACCGATTCCAGCTTGTTCAGAAGCCGTAGGGTTCGCCAGCAGTCTTCACGACGAGGCATTTCGTCAGGCCCGGTGGCTCTCCACTCGACCATCAGTTTTTCCTCGATGTTTGTCCACGCCTCTACGAGGAGTTCATTCTCCAGAAGGCGTTTGGCTTTTTCTCCGCGTTCTCGCTCGCGGATGAGTTTGTGTTCGTCCAACTCTAGTAACGCCGCGAGGCGTCTTTCTCGTCGAGCCTGGAGATCACGATGTTCGCGGCCTTGTGCGCGTCGGCACCCGGCTGTCCATCGCTGTGAACCCCCGGCGAACTCTGGGTCCAGTTCACCGGACGACCGCCGCCCTTCATGGGGGCATTGGACGTGTGGCTAGACGCCGAAGAGTAACCTTTCTTCATTGCTAGTCTCCTCAGTTGAGAGCCGATCTTTCGGCTCCGGTAATGCCGGTGATACCGGCTTGGCCCCTTTCGGGGGTTTCTCCATTTTGTCTTTGAGCTTCTGGAGAGCTTCGTAATAGTCTTCGTATTTACGCCTAGTCACTATCGTATGTGGTCTCTCTTAATATATCGCCCTCTTCACGCATCCGGGCGGCCACCTTGGCGTTGGACTGTTCTCTTGCCACTTGAGCAGAGACACCCGCTTTCATGCGGATGGCTTCGATTTCCACAGCATTTTTTTGCTGCTCCATCGTCATCTCCATACGAAACTTCTCCTGCGCCTGCGCCATCTCCTGCCGGTGTTCCTGCTGATCCATTTTTAATTGGGCTTGCTCCTTCGCCATCTCAAGTTGAGTCTTCTGCTGGTCCGCTTGCATCTGAGCCTGCATCTCCTGCTGCTTCATTTGCATCTCGGCCTGCATCTTCTGCATCTCGGCCTGTGCCTTCTGCGCTTCGGGAGAAGGCGGTTTCTGCTGCTGTGGAGCCCCTTGAGGATCAGTGAAGAATTTATCGGCGTTCTTATAGCCAGCGGCTATGGAGAGTTCCTGAAATGCGTTGTAGAGGTTGTCCAAGGTCACGAGAGGCCCTTGCGCGCCGCCCTGAAACTCGATGGCCTGTCTCTGCACCCCAAGAATGCCACCAATGGCCTGTGCCTTCTGCTCCTTGTTCCCCATGCCGATCCCGACATTAACCGTGAGATCCATGTTGGTGTTCCACGAGCGGGGGTCGATAGGCACCCATTCATTCCTGAGACGAATCGTTCTCTCTTCGTCCTGATTGTTCACGACTATGCGGTTAATCTTGCGAAACAGGTCTTTCACGCCCGTCTCCGCAAAGGTGCGCGCGATCATCTCGATGCGCTCGTCCGCCTTGTTCGTCAGGATGCTGATCCCCGTGGCCGTCTTGTTCAGCGCATTGGGGTCGAGGCCCTGAGAATATCGTGTGACTCCCGTTCTCGTCTCCCTGATCTGCTCGGTGAATTCAAGCAAGGGATAGGCGAATTGCCCCAAGGTGGGAGTCTGGATGGGCATCAAGACCTCGCCAGGAGGCCGGTTGGTTCGCACGATTCCAGAAGGACGGTTTGTCAGAAGGTCGTCCATTTCCACCTCGCCCTCCATGACGGCGAAGCGGTTGTTATTGACCCCGTACATATTGTCCAGCAATTGCCGGAGAATGGTGGATCGAATTAACTGCAAATCCCCCACCATGTCCGCAACCGACCAGCCGAAGAACTTGTGGGGAATCTTGATCGGGGTTAGCGATACAAAGGGAATCTCGTCTGCGGGCTGGTTGTCCATGATTTCATGGTTCGCATCGCCCCCTACGGTGACTTTCCGCAGTTCCGCTATTCCATCACCATCATAATCCACCTTCAGGTAGCACTCGATAATCCAGACCTCTCGCATGGAGGAGTCTATCGAATGGCCAACGTCGGGAAACTCGTCGTCAATATCAAAACGGGCTATTCTTTCTTCGTTGTATTCTCCCTCTCCAGCACCCCCGGCCTGAAGCCGCATGACCTGTTCCTTGTCAAAACCCATCTGGATGAGTTCAGACACCGTCTTCCTTACTCTATGGCCCGTGAAAGACGCGCTCTCGATGTCCGTTGCCCTGCGAGAAATAAGAAATTCCTCGGGCGGCATGACGTGGATCTTGACCTTGTTGTTCGGGTGGGTGCGCAGAATAGTTACGTCATAGACTGTCTCCATGACCTCCGGCGCAACCTCCGCTCCGGGGGCGACGGGGAATGTCCCGGCCTGCTGATACTCCCTCTGCTCAACAAGTTCCGCACCTTCCTCGTCCAAAAGAAGGGCCAGTTCGTCCTCTGAAATACCCGTATAGGTTTCCCTGTCGGTCACATCGGAATCGTCCCAGTAGACCTTCAGCGTTCCGTTCTTCGCGATAAGGGCGTCCTTGAACCACTCGTAGAGGATCATGAACCCCTCATTGTCCTTCTGGAAAATGTGGTTCACATACTCGGTCTGCTGTTGCGCCAGCTCCTCGTCTTCCGGCCCTACCGCGTCAAACCGCACAACCTCGTCGCCGCCCGCAAAGATTTTCATCAGCGCGGGCATGACCCACTCGACAGTGTCAAAAACGTCTGTCAGGACTACCTGGGAGCGCCCCTCGATCTCGTTACCGAACGGCTCCCCGTAATAGTATTCCCATGCAGTTCTGCGTTGCTCCGAAAGCTCTCCACCCAAGAACCCCATTGCGTGAGTTATTTCGGAACTGATAATCGCCCTGAGACGGTCCTTGTCTACAGCCGTGTGAGTGTCTGCTGGCACTATATTCCCCTTGTTCTACCGCGACCGCCGAGCCCGGATCGTAGTCTGGCTCCCAGCAACTTCTCGGCAGTTAATCGCTGCGCCGGGCTAGTTTTTAGCTCTGCTTCTGTCGGTTGACGCATTGGCGCGTTCAAAGGAAGCCCCCTTGCCCTGTTCCAATCCTGTAATAAACCCTGTTGGGTGATGTAAGACCCAGCACCGGGAAACCGCCTGATTGCGGCTTTCGTCGCCCGTCCGATACCGCTTCTCTGAGGCCCTTCTGTGGTCTGCTCAACCCCTTTGCCAATCTGGTCTGCTTTACGGATATCCTTCATGGAGGCTGGCTCAAACGTGCCCTCGGCCTGCTGGTCGAGGATCGTGTTGATCCTGTTCGTAGCAGAACCCTCCATCAGGTTGACTGTCTCCCTGAACTGCTCGGGGTTGGTCACTTCGGCATTCCCCGTTACGAGGTTGTAGAACAACATTTCGCTCATCAGGTCAGCGCCGGTTTCCGCCCTGACCCACTTCCCGTCGTCAGAGCCGTCAAACACTCTTAACCCCGTATTCTTCTGGAAAACAGCGGGAGAACCGATGACCGAATTGAACTGCACCAAACCATCGGCAGACATCTTGTTGATACCGTCGACCATAGCCTGTGAAAACTGCTGGATAGGTTCGGAGGGTTGATTGTTGTCGGTTCCGATATCGACTACCGAGAGTTGTCCGTTGTTCAGACCGAGAGAAGCGTTGCCGTTAGGCCCTACAGAGACGCCTGGACCGAACATGGAGCCCACTCTTCCGCCAATAAAGCCGCCGAGATAGCCGCCGATGACAGGCACAAAAGGCGCGAGCGCAGCGCCACCTATGGCGGCCCCTACCTGACTTCCCAGATTCGTTTTACGCCCTAACAGGCCCATAACACCTTCGGTGGTTAACCCAGCGCCAGCACCACCTAAAATATTCGCAGCCTGTCCTAACGTACTCGGCCCGGCGGGCGGCACGCCCGCATGCTGCATCGGAACCGGAGGAGGACCAGCGGCTCCTGCGGCGAACGCGCCCCCAGAAGAGGGAGGAAGAGGAATCTGAGTCAGTGCGCGAACTCCGCCTAGAGGAGATCGGTTTATCACAGGCCCGGACATAGCTGGAGCAACAGAAGCAGGGGAATCTAAAAGACCAACATATTCAAGGGCCTGACCGGGAAGGCTTTCCCTCAGCGCCGGAACCAGCCCTTTATCAAGAGCATTGAGGCCGAGTTCCGCTGCTCCAAACCCCATGCCCGCGACTGCTGGTAGCACAGGAGGCTTCCTTTGTTGACCGCCTAGAGGAGGTGGGGCACTGAACGCCTGCGTCGGGACAGCAGATGTTGTCGGAAACACACGCGGAGGTGGTGGTGTGGGCGAATAGGGGTTCTGATAGCTTGAGGGGATAGTGGAGTAGTCTGTCGTAAAACCAGCAGATGGAAACAAGCCAGCAGTGCCCCCGGAT